AAAGCAGTTTACATTGGTAATTTAAAATATCCAATGGCAAGAACTGAAGAAACAAAAGAGGTAAAGCAAGAAGCAAGTGGCTTACCATTTTAAAAGAGAATAATTGGTTTGGTTAAGGCTGTTGTATTTATTTATGGCAGCCTTTTTAATTTTTAAGAATATGGACAATAAAAAACAATACTATGCCAAGTGCTGTGAGATAATAGATAGACTCGCAGAACGATATTTAAATCCTTTAAACGATGATTTAACCGATGGCATAAAGGAAGAAGATATAGCAGAAGATTTGTATTACAAAAATCGCTTTGAATGATTACCAAATAAATTGCATAGATTTGATGAATCACTCTTAAATCACTCAAATGGGTAGGGAAGAAAATTTTGGCAATAAAATAAATACAAACGGATTTACAAAAGATAATCAGCCATCATCAGAAGTTAAAAAGGCTGGACATAGGAAAAAGAAGACGCTTAAAGATTTAGCAGATGCATTAATTAGTGGTGAAAGATTAGATAAGTGCAAAGTAATAGCTAACAAAGTAGGCATAGATTTAAACGATAACGAGTTTACTTTGGACATAGCAATGACATTAAAGCAAATTGAAAAAGCATTTGATGAGGGAGATACAAGAGCATATCAAGCTGCAATGGATAGATTGATGGGTAAAGCACCACAACAAATAACGCAGGACAATACGCACCAGGTAGAGCCATTACAATTTAGAATTATAGGCAAAGATGGTAAACCTACTTGAGCATCAAAGCGAGTTTTTAGAAAGCCAACACAGACATACTGGTTTAGTTGGTGGTTTTCGTAGTGGTAAAAGTCACATAGGTATTTGGAAAACAATATCTAAAAAGCTACAATTTCCGAGTGTGGATGTAGCTTACTATTTACCTACATATCCATTAATTAAAGATATTGCATTCCCAAAATTCACAGAGGCACTCACACAAGCGAATATACCTTTTACGCTAAACAAGTCGGACAAGGATATAATAACACCATACGGCAGAATTATAATGCGCTCAATGGACAATCCAGACCTAATCGTAGGCTATGAGGTAGGATATAGCTTAATTGATGAGGCAGATGTATTGCCTAAACGCAAAATGGAAGATGTAATGGTAAAGATATTGGCGAGAAACTCTGTCAAGTCGGAAGGCAATAATAACGCAACGGATTTTGTAAGCACACCAGAAGGTTTTAGATTCCTTTATGATTTCTTTGTTAAGCGTGACACAGATAGTAAACTATTGATAAGAGCATCTACAAGAAACAATCCTTTTATATCAGATAGCTATATTGAGAGCCTGGAAGAAACGTACACACCAGAACTATTAAGAGCATATTTAGAGGGTGAGTTTGTCAACTTAACGAGTGGTGCAGTTTACAATCATTTTGATAGAAATGGCAATCATTCAGACAGAGAAGTACAAGATGGAGATATTTTACACATTGGTTTGGATTTTAACGTGGGTGCTATGGCTGCGATTGTTCACGTTATAGACGATGGAAACCCTATTGCAGTAGATGAGGTGGTGAATGCGTACAAAACGGAGGATATATGCCAAATATTAAAAGGTCGCTATCCTAATCATAGGCTGTTTGCTTATCCAGATGCAAGCGGTAAGGCAGTTAAGACAAGCGCAAGTATAACGGACATTGATACAATCAAGAAAGCTGGTATAAATGTAAGAGCATTAAAGGTAAATCCTAACGTAAAGGATAGGGTGAACACAATGAACAAAAAACTGCAAGATAAAAGCTATCTAATCAACACCTATAAATGCCCAACGTACACAGATTGCTTAGAGCAGCAGCCATATAGAAACGGAGAGCCAGACAAAACGTTAGGATTAGACCACGCAACAGATGCAGGAGGTTATTTTATATGGCATCAATTCGGTAAAAAGAAAAATCAAGTATTTTTATGAGTGATGTTGAAATACAAATACTAAACCTAATAGACAAGATTAACCTATCATCAAGTAAAAAGGATGAGGACAAATTATATAAACTTATAGCTAAATTAGAAGATGAACACATTTACAATCACAGCAAACGGAAAGAGTAAAAAGGATGTCAAGCTGCCAAGTGGCAGATACGATGTAAACATTGAGCAATGGAGTAAAGCACAAGAACATTTAAACACAGCTTTAAAGGCAAATGATTTGCTTGAGGAGGGCAAACTTGAGGAAAGCCAAAAACTTGCAGTACAGTCAATGTGTGGCACTATGTCAGCTTTGAGCATAGGATTAGAAATGGATGATTTGATGCGTATGGATATGGACAAAGTAAACAACTTGTTTATGTTGCAATTTGCCTGGTTACAAAATGAAACACCAAAACGCAAGTTTAAGATTAAAGGCAAGAAGTTTGAAATTCCTAATTTTGGAGAGCGTAGCTGTGGTGACTTTGTGGATACGATGAGCCTACTAAGCATATACGAAGATTACCAAGATGCAGACAAAGGAATTATAATAGCTGCCATCTATATGCGTGAAGGAGAATACTACCAAGATTTACAAGAGATAGAAGAACGAATTGAGTTTTTAAAGAAGTACGGCAGGATGGATTTATTTTACTCGTGCGCTTTTTTTTTGCTCAGTTCTACGAGGAGTCACAGAATAAATATGCAGCCACATTTACAACTAAAAGCGGAGATGGAAAAACTAACGAGTACATTAAACGCTTGGGCTTCTACCCTATATTTGCAAACGTTGCAGAATCAAACGTATTTTCGTACTCCGTAGCTTGGTGGAAAGTATGGAAGAAAGACTTAAACCGATTAGACCAGGTGTTTAATACTCCATTTGATGAGGTTATGAGTTTTGTGGAATACAAGAGTGCTATAAATTAAAAAAGCCTTACAAGTTAATGCAAGGCTTTTAATTAGTTTATTTTATTATTTAACTTCATAGCCTAAAGAATTCACCATACCTACAGCTAAATGCTGCAAGTAGTGGAATAAGTCCCCATTCATAAAGTCTATTTTAACTAAGGTAGTTTTTATTTGTTGGTGGTAGTCTTTGGCTTCCGATATAAAATCTATAAGCATTTGATAAGTTATTCCAAAATGTCCATCTATTGTTATGTTAGATTCTAAGTCTACACCTTTTTCTGTTATTAAAGTTTCTAAATAAGTTTTCATAATTTAATTGTTTTTAATTACTTTGATAATGTAAATATAAAACCTTTTTTATTAACTACAAAATTTTTTAGTATTTATTTTAAAAAAAAGCCTCACAAGTTAATGCAAGGCTTTTTATTTTTTTTTTAGTTATGCTACTTGATATGAATTAGCAATAAATTCTATAGCTTCAGATTCGTTATTTGTAGTAAGAATTCCTTGATTTCGGTTAAATCGTATAGTAAAAATTCCATTATCGTAAGTGTTGTGTAAACATCCTAATTTTGTATTTGCAATTGCAGAACATCCTTCTTCTTTTAAAATTTGTAAATCTTCTTTTGCATATTCAATCAATATTTTATTTAATTCTAAATTTGTCATTTTGTTTTGTTTTATTGTTATGGGTTATTCCCTTTGATAATGTAAATATAAAACGAATATTTGGAACTACAAAATTTTTAACCTAAAAAAGTAAAGTTTTTTTAAATTAATTTTATTTGTGCCTTATTTTTGTTGTAATATTTGCAATTTTAATTAGTTAAATTTACCGAGATATGAATCTACTTGCCCTTAGAGATAGAATAAGAACTAAAGCTATAGCAAATAGCCTTACTTACACAGAAATAGAAACGCTTTTTGATGTTAATGAACTACTAAACCAAACAATGCCTTGTTTGGCTTGGAGATATAGTGGTGAAACTAACAATTTTGATGAGGTAGGTACGGAAATGAGCCTTAATATTTACCTGCTCACAGAATTTCCAGATAGCGTTAAAACGGAAACAGCAGATTACCAACGAGATTACATAGTAACACAGCAAGATGCGTTAAGAACTTTCTTTTATACCTGGCTACAAGCAATGCCATTTGAAAGTGGTAGCGACTTTTTAGAGGTTTTAAGCACAGAAGAAATCCCAATCGCAGAAAGGTTGAGCATTAACGCTTTTCTTACTATGGAGTTTAGAGTAAATATCTCAATAAAGCGTGATTTTTGTGTAGAGCCAGAAGAGATAGCACCAACAGCAGATGAAGTAAAGGTTTATTTTAATAGCGTTTTAAAATACACACAAGCGTGTAATGTAGATTTAGAGTTAACCCTAAAGAATCAAGATGGTGATGATATAGATGCTACGTTTAATGGATATGATATTGTGGTTACTCAAGGTGGTGGAGATGCAACTATTAATATTAATGGGGTTTTGTGGGATGTTATTGCAGCTGGAGACACCGAAGACATAATAGTAAGGCAAAGTAGTGGCTCTACACAAGTAGGAAGTAAACAAGGGCAATATTACAGAATAGGTGATAGTGATATAACTCTTGAGGATGCGTTAGGTACAGTTTTAAGTACTACAAATGTAAAAGCTGAAGACGATGCCACAATAATAGCACCAAATGCAAGGGTAAGTAACTCAGATGATTCTTATGATGTAAATGTGGCAAGTGGTGGAGATTTAGAACTGCCAGATATTACAATAAGCAACAGCAATGATAGCTATTCTGTAACAAGCCCAAGTGTTAAAGATGTGGATTTGCCTAATATAACATTAGCTAATAGTGATGGAAGTTTAACTGCATCAATACCAAGCGCACAAGATGTAACAATTACAGATGTAACTATTAGTAACTCAGATTCATCTTATAGTGCCTCAAGTCCATATAATCCTAATCTTAGTGTTCCAGATATTACTATAAGCAATTCAGATGACAGCTATAGCGTTACAAGTCCGAGTGTAATAGATGTAGATATACCAGACGAATCTATCACAGTTAATAGTGCAGCGTTTATAACTAAGCCAAGTAAGAAAGACCAAGACATTTTACTAAAAGATGTAAGCGGTAACACAATAACACCAGAAGCATTAAGTGGTAATACAATTACTATTTTAGATGCTGTTGTAGGAGGTAGTAAGGGTTTAATGCCTTTGCAAACTGGTGCGACAACAAGTTACGCTACTGGTGATGATGGAGATTTGGAACGTGGAAGATTAGTAAATCTTTTAACTTTGCCGTATAATAATGGCTTTGGTGGAACGGAAAGATATACCGATGAATTAGGTGGTCAAACATTTACTAAAAATATTATAATTGATTGGTCAACTTGGGATGGCGGTACAGATGTGTTAGGGTATATTTTTACGTTTAGAAGCACATCACATAATGGAACAAAGAGCTGGACAGATTGGATGTCTGGTCAACCATATACAACAGATGGTTTTAGTGATTGGAATGTAGTAAATACAAATGAGGTTCTTAGTCTTTACGATATAACTACCACAAATGGACTTGACTATGCTCCACTTAGCAATACAACGGGTAATAGTTTTTGGACATCATTATCCTTAAATGGCACACAAGCGTACTATAACAATAGAAATACTATATTGTTTCGCAAAACAACCGTATCGACAACTTTACAATCTATGTTGGTAAGGACATTTAATTGGAATGGCACAACATTAAGTTAAAAATAAAGAGAAATGGCAACATATAAATTTGAACAATTTAAGGTAGAAATAACAAATCCAGCAGTATCGGCTAATGAGGATACTATACAATTACAAGTATCTAAAAGCACAATTAGCGTAGATGTATTATTGAAAACTAAAGATGCTAAATTTGGTGTATTACTTGATGATATACAAGTAGAAAACCTAAGCTATGAAAGCTACGATAATTTAATGGTAAGAGTAAATGAAAGATTAAAAGACTTTGAGGTGTGAGCAGTTTAGGTGACTTTTTAAAGAAGCAGATTAAGGACAAAATGGAGTTTCACAAGCGTAGTGCAAGTGGTGAATCTGTTGAAACGCTTAGAGAGGAGTTAAAAGATGGGCATTTACTTATTTATGGTGTAGATTATTGGGAAGAAATAAACGAAGGTGTTAAGCCTGGCACGTTGGTTGACTTGGAAGATATACGAGAATGGATAAATAACAAGAGTGCAAGATATGGTGGCTCGTTTCCTCCTGTATCAGCCATACAAAGAAAACTTTATAGCAAAGGCTCAAGCACAAAGGAAGAAGATTTACATATCATTGAAAAAGTAATTGATGATAATAAGACAGAAATAACAAGACAAGCAGAGAAGCTGGTCGGAGAACTTTTAAAATTAAGATAATGGACATAGATGTAGTAATAACAAAAGCAACTGCCTTGCTGCAACAAGCGCAAAATTACAAAGCGACAGATACGCAGAAAACATTAATTACTGGCGCAGGTTCTGGTGATTTAGTTGTAAGGGAAGAAACGTTATTGGTAGAGGGTGCAACATTTAACACTTTGTTAGGTGAAGAAGTGACATCATTAGGAAATGCTCTTACTACCTTAAAAGGAACAATGGATACATTATGCGATGAAATAATTGAAGAATTAGCAAGTTAAGATTATGGCAATAGTAATAACAGACCAACCGACGGCAGACGGATTATATTCGGCTTACTTGCCAGTTAAATTTGTAGCAACAGAAGCTGCGAATCCTGCTTACCTTACCTTTAGTTTAAGGACAAGCGCAGGAGCAGCAATAGCCAATGTGCCTAACTACATAGCAGCCAATATAAACAACACATACACATTCGATGCATCAAGCTATTTAAAGAGCATTCTAAACGTATTAACTACACAAGGGTATAGTACAACAGCTATTGAAGAGTTAACTGACTTATACGGCAAATATGAAGTAGTGGTAAGTGATACAATAAACTCTGAGCCAGATGTAACGAGCAATGAGTTTTATGCATTTGCTAATATTGATGGATTAAGATACTTGAATGACCAAACAGCTAACGATGGCATTAATAGAAAAGGTATGCTATTCGGCTCTGGGTTAATTAACAATAATTTTGCGCCTAAATTTCAAGGAGCATATGACAGGTGTGTAGTGTTTGCTCAAAGTCCACAGATTAGCATAACAACATACAACGTAAATAAGCCAAATGATGGAAGCACAATTAACCAAATAGCTGAAATTAATATATCAAGCTACACAAATAAGCTTATTAGTGTGCCTTTAAATAGAACATTTTTAACTACCAATGCACTTGTACCACCGAGCAGTACACCATTATCAAAATATACTGGCTTTATGGCAAAGCATTCATCTCTTGGAAAGATGTATTTTTACTTTGAAAACAGATGCAACATTGAAGAGTTTGTATTTATCAATAAATATGGAGTAAAAGAAAACATTAAATTTCAAACTTACACCTATGAAAGCATCAATACTAAAAGTGATTCTTACAGAGTAGGTGGTTATACGCATACTGGCAACACCAATTACTTTAACACATCTGCTAATAACGTAAAGATAAACCAAGACATCTTGGAAGATTACGAGGTAAGAGGTCAGATGTTCCCAACTAAACATATAGGAGAGTTACAAGACTTTGTATCAAGTCCATTACAATGGGTAGTTGATAATGGAGAACTTGTACCTATAAACGTTTTAGATGGTGGGTTTAAAATGGCTGTAAAATCAAGAGGAGTAGAATTTAATTTCAAGTACAGAAAAGCGCAAACTAAGCCGAGTTTTATATGATAACTTACAACGGAATAGAACTTGATTACCGAGCAGATACATTGCAGTCTTTAATCATCAAAGGAGGGTTAACTAAGATAGATAACCTTACTGATAGGACTGGAACATCAAGCACACAATTTAACTTGCCGAGAACGGCTAAGAATGAGTTAGCTTTTGGTAACATCACTACGGAAGGCTCAGAACTTACAACAAGTGGCTCTGCGTTTATAACGCTTGAGGGCAATGTATTTAGTCAAGGTGTTCTATATGTGCAAGGTTATGACCAGGACAACTTTAAGTGTTTGTTTATGGGTGCAAACAATGATGTGATAGGTAGGTTAAAAGCCAAGCCATTAAAAAACTTGATAGACACTAATAATAGGTTTGCCTTAACCGATGCAACAATAAGAACTAAGCTATCTAATTTTGTAAGTGGTACAACACTTGGCGAAGATGTACAATTCCATTTTGGTAGTGGTTTTTTAAGGTCTTTAAGTGATGCAGGAACATTAAACAAAGATACAGTAGCACCATTTTT